GGGGAACACCCCCACGCACATCATTTGACGAGTTGACCGTTCGTACACGGTCCTTTGTACCGCTATTATTGTCCTTTTGAGACACTATAGTCTCACTAGGACCATTTTAGCCGTACACCGCGTACTTGTTAAATACCATTGTTCTAATCTTAGCTAGATTCAAAACAAGCTATCTTTTTCACACACAGTCAGTGTGAATTATAAATCTGAGAAGATCTTTACAGAAATCTCAGTCGCTCTTTGAGCGTTAATTTTAGAATTTCTAGACAGTTTCTGTACTGTCAGACGAAATTTGTTCTGTACTTTTATGAACACGTGCTCACACACGCTATATGTTGGAGAACCGTTATTCTTCTTTCTAGACTCCATAGATTTTGTAGAAGAATGTCATTTTGACACTTAGGGATGACACCCTGTAACCGATCGGATTGGTAATCCAATACGATCATTGTAGATTATTGAACTATTTCATTGTTCTGATCTTATTGAATCTCAAAAACGTGAGACGTAAGTTATGTGAATCCGTATTGCAGGATTAGTTGGAAGCTAACACATACTTTTTACCAGGTAACCGGCCTGGAGTACAAGTACATTTCATGAGGGGTGGCACCCTATGATTGATTTGTAGCGAAGTTTGAGTGGATATATTATTGGGCTTATAGTGAAAGATTTAAGATTCTCTAGGCGATTGGTTTGCACGGACCATTGAACGTGTGGCTTCGGCCGTAAGACCTAGGAATTTTATTTTGGAAACTGTACGTATGATTGAAAGCTTTATGATACATTGATTGTAGATCACGTATCCTTTTATCTTCAGTATGAGTAAAGTTTTAAAAGGCAATACCAACGGGAATTGTACTGAGGAGATGCAGTTATGCCAAAGGGCTGCACCACAAGCACAAGTAGGTAATCTTGATGAAAGTACCACTTCTGATCCACGAGCCATTCAATGGCTACATGGACCACACCCTCTTGCGAAAGCTTATAGAGCACAACAACGCAAAACTACACCATCACATATGGTTGATTTGGAAAAGAAGGGACAATGTGTCGCAATCCAAAGTAAACCTAATGTTGGAACTAGTGCTAGTTCGCGATATGTGCACATCAGTACAACTGATGATCAATATTCACGTCGTATTAAGGGCAAGCGCAAGGAAGCTATTCGTAATGCAAATTCGAATAGGCGCGCAAAGAAACCTGATAAACAACATCATTGTAAGAATTTCAAACCCCATTTTGGGTTAGAATCCATCAATGCATGTACATCACTTATCACTGATTTGGCGACATTCGCATCAGTTGATATCTCAGACGATATTTTGAGAAAGATTGAAGGTATAGTGGCACTGCTACTTAACTTACAATCTTGTGATAGTGCTCAGCATTTCTTTTCAGCCATTTTGTTATATGTTAGAGACTTTTACAATAAGTCGATGACTTCTCAGATAATGGCTTACGTTCAATCTATTGTGAACGAACTTCCTTTTAGCCAACAGAGTGACGGTCTATTTGACCCATCTTGGTTGGCTTTATTACGTGACGTACAAACCAATTGGACGTTGGTTAAGGGTAATAGAGCATTCAAACAATTTTCAAAGTTGCTTGGTGTTTTGGTAACCCTTGGCCTTTGCGATGCTTCAAATTTAAAGTTTGATATTGCAGGTTTCAAGGTTTTTGATGAAGAAATAATCAAACGTCATATGACCGCATTTGATTTAGCTGATGCCATTTTTGGCACAGTTACGTATTTTGCAGAAGGTTTTTACCTTTGCTTTTCCACAGGCAGTATACAACCACTCTTGGTTAATGATTTCTCCGTTTTAGAAATGGATAATGAATTTGTCACCATGTTGAGTTGGTGGGATCTTGCTAAAAATGGCAATTTAGAGAAGTTTTTGGGTGTGTCAGAATCTGAGTTTTTATATAGACTCAATAATCTGATAACCAAATTGACTAATCTGTTACCAAGCCTAACAGGTATCGATAAGAAATTAGTCGCTGATAAACTATTGAAGTTGAAAATTATTAAAAATGATCACATCACAAGTAAATTAGCATCCGGTACACGTAAGGCTCCTTTTGCTGTTGAATTGTATGGAAATAGTAGCCAAGGTAAAACAACTTTTGGTGACCAATTACTTGATGCACTATTGATTAGTGCTAATTTACCAATTGATAAGGAGTATCGCGCTAGCATTAATACAGCTGATAAGTTCATATCAAATTGGACAAGTGATAAGTTGGTCGCTATATTCGATGATTTAGCTAACACTAACTCCAATTTTGTGGAAACCGCACCTTCCAACTACATTATTAATTTCTGTAATAATCAGATGTATTATGCCAATAAGGCTGAAGTAGATGGAAAGGGTAAGTGTTTTGTGGAACCAGAACTTGTTTTGGTTACTACAAACCGCAAAGATTTGGCGGCAGGTGTTTATAGCGATTGTCCTATGTCTATTCAAAGGCGCATGGACTTAGTTATGACAGTTAAATGCAAACCCGAGTATCAACGGGTGGCCAAATGTGCTAAAACTGGTAACATCATATATAATGGTGTTGATTCAGCCAAAGTACGTGCGCGCTATACTGATGAGAATGGTGTATACGCACCACCTCCTATTGATGATATCTGGTTGATAGACATTGAACAAGCTATTAAGCCACAGAAAGAACGTGACGTAGCACCATACCAACATATTGAGTGGCGTGGGAAGATTATGAAAGACGTATCTGCTGTTGAAGCTATTCAATGTGCTATTGAGTATTATACTGCACATAGGCTAAATCAAACTGCCATTATCGATGGTATGCGATGTAGACCCACTGCTATGAAGAGATGCTCCCATCCTGGGTGTCATTTCTTGTCAGGATATTGTCCTGAATTACACCCGCAGTTAGGTTTAGAAACTGCCGCCACTATAGCTAATATTGTAGCAAAGGTGCGTGGAGGGTTCGTGACGAACGTTGAAACTGCAAGTGAACGTATGGAAAGAGCTGCAACAGCCGCGCTATACAATAAGGCTACTGCCTTCATTGATAAGTGGGATTGGCTTTGCGTCTTGCCAGAGAGTATGCTTGAAGATGAGCGTGTTATTGACTTCCTTATGTGGTACAATGCCGATACAGTCAAAATGCGCATTACAAAATCTGTAGTTTTTATTATTGCACTATTGATTATATTTGTTTGCCTTGGAGGACCACCATTGTTAGCCATAACTGGCTTTTATATAGTGTTTATCACCACTGTAAATAAGTCATATCAGAAACGAATGTTTGTGCATGAATTGAAACGTCGTAATGATTCGCTGCCTGTTATTATTAAAGGAGCTCGCGACAAATATGCTAAGGATTTATTCCAAATAGCAGCAGGAGTCGCAACTCTTTATTTTATGGCAAAAGTATACAAGCATTATGTAGCATTGAAACCTACCCAGAGTGCATTAGAACCTGAGAACGAAGAAGAAGTAGTCGAGCGCGATGAGCAGCCCAATCCGTGGGCTGGCTTGTTTCAGCGATCGTTACCAACGAGTGACTATTCTAAACGCGTTAGTGTTGACCAACTTCAAAAGATGGTTGAGAACAACTTAGTGTATGCTAGTTTGGATTCTGGTGGGGACTTGCGGTTGATGGCAAATTTACTCTTTTTGA